TATCAAAAGTTACACCAAGCACTGAAGGATTATAACAAGATAGTGGAACCCTTATTAAAATGATTTATCTAGTAACAAAACAAAACATTTCCCTACCTGATATAACTCTCTGCACAGTACAAGAATCTTTAGATTACCTTAAAGACCTAGAATGGGTTGCTATAGATACAGAAACTTCTGGATTTGATGCATATACCTGTAAGCTATACACACTTCAGCTAGGTGACAATGACAATCAGTTTGTAGTTGACTTGACTACGATTGATATCAATGACTACAAACAGCTCTTAGAGACTCAAGGAGTCATTGGTCATAACTTAAAGTTTGATTTAAAGTTCTTATATCATCAGAGAATTGTACCAACTAAGGTATACGATACCTTTTTAGGCGAAAAAACATCTCGTTTGGGTATAGAAAGTCATAGGTGTTCCTTAGCTGCTTGTGTAAAACTACATTGCGGAGTTATATTAGACAAAGAGGAAAGAAAACATATTACAGGCAATCTAACAGAAGGCTTTGTAAAGTATTCTGCTTATGACGTAAAATACCTACATTCTATTAAAGATGCTCAAGAGACAATTCTATTTGCTGCTGGTGCTAAAGTATCAATCGAGTTAGATAATCGCTTTGTTTTAGTTTTAGCTTACATAGAGTATTGTGGTATGAAGCTAGACGTAGATAAGTGGACTAACAAGATTCACAAAGTACAGACTCAAGCAGATGCAGCTACTAGAATGTTGAATGAGTTTATCTTTCTTAACAACATGGATAAATTTATTGACTATCAGCTAGATATTTTCTCTAGTCAAAACAAAGTCAAGATTAACTGGAACTCACCTTCTCAGGTAGTGCAGTTCTTTGAGACTATTGGAGTAAATACTACTGTAGTTGACAAAGGAGTTAAGAAGCATACAATAGAAGCAAACCACTTAGTAAAGTTTCAAGACAAACATCCTATTATTAAGATTTATCTTTCCTTTAAAGAAGCCCAAAAAGACATAGGCACCTATGGTTATAACTGGATTGAGCAAATCAACCCTATAAGCGGTAGAATACACACTCAGTTCAAACAGTTGATGAACACAGGTCGCTTATCTAGTGGAGGTAAGTCAGGAACAACCAAGAACTTTAACTTCCAAAACATTCCCTCAGATGAAGAAACACGTAGTTGTTTTGTAGCAGAAGAAGGAAACTCACTAGTAGGCTGTGACTATACAGGTCAAGAACAGATTGTACTAGTAAACAAGTGTTTGGATGATAACTTACTTGAGTTCTATGATAAAGATTTGGGTGACATGCACGCTTTTATTGCCTCTAAGATGTATGAAGAGTTGGATGGAATGGATTTAAACGAGATTAAAAAGAAACACAAAGAAAAAAGACAGGCTGCTAAGGTAGCTGGCTTTGCTATTAACTATGGAGGGTCAGGAATAGGTATAGCAGAACAACTAGGACTAAGCGTAGAACAAGGTAATAAAATTTATGAATCCTATTTTCTAGCATTTCCTGGGCTTAAAGCATACTTTGACGAAACTAAGAAGTTCGGAATTGAGAATGGTTATGTATTAATCTCTCCTGTTACAGGCAAGAGATCCTACGTAGATTATTACGATGAGTTTTTACAAGTTAAAAACGAACTAGACAAAGACTTCTGGGAAAGATATAAAAAGATCAAGAATTCAAACACTCCTACAGCAGTTGCTATGAAAGAGAAAGTTTCTAAATTCTTTAGCAAAAGGGGAGACATAGAAAGAATGTCCCTTAACTATGGAATACAAGGAGAATCTGCAGAGATAACTAAACTAGCATGTGTTTACTTTTGGTCAAGGTATCTAGTACCTAATGATCTTTTATTTAAAGTTAAGATTGTTAACGTAATTCATGACGAGATTCTAGTAGAGTCCCCTGAGGGGATTGTGCAACAAGTTGCTGCACAATTAGAAAAATCAATGGTAGATTCAGGAGCTAAGTTTTGTACGAGAGTACCACTTAAAGCAGATCCTTGTATATCGCCTTATTGGAGTAAGTAATGAAAGTTGAAGAAATTAAGGAGGTAAGAAGAACTTATCTCCTAGCGAGAGCATTAAACACACAGTACCAGTTCATTCGTGAGTTTGTTAATCCTGATTTAAAGAAAGCAATTAATGAAGCTAAGGCAAAGAATGCCCACTTTATTAAGATTCTAGACGGATATCTAGAAAAGAAAGATTTAAATCAAATTGCAGAAGACGAAGAACTGGCATTTTTATTATTAGAAGAATTAGAAGAATTAGAAAAACAAAAACAAAACAAAAATTAAAAATTATGGGATCAACTACATTTTATGAAAGAAAAATAGCGGCTAGTATGAAAGACGCTTACAACAATGCAATAGAAGACGCTACTGATGAGTACGGTAATGATCCGTACAATGGAACCATTAGTACAACTAATGGTTTTGTAGACGTTACTAAGAAGTTTAAAGAGTCAGGCAAGAAACTAAGTGAATTTATTGACTCCGCACAAGACGTTATGGATAAAAGAGATTGTTGGGGTATCTGCACTGTAGAACCTAAATTAAACAGCAACAAGATTAAAAGCCAAGTAGAAATAATTCCTCAGGTAGGTAGACGTGTTTGGGAAACTAGATACGAAGTACAGGCAGAAGGAAGACTTATTGGAAGTCATCCATTACAAGCAGGAGCAATTAAGATGGCCAGAGACTACACAGAACGTACTAAGATTAGTAGTCACATTACTAGAGTTAACGTTTTAAAAGAAGGCGAGAAAAATGTAGCCTTTGTAAACTATAAGCCTAGTAGTGATGAACGTCAAGGAGAATATGTATTCTTTGGTTGGGCAGCAGACTAATAATAAACAATAATTAAACAATGATTAACCGCATCTATATGCCAGCTACTCTCTCCCTTAACATAGATGGAACTATTCATCTTAAGGGAGATAGAGAGTTGATGCAGTCGTACTTTAGAGAATTGACAAAAGGAGATCCTGCGGTGGATGTAGAAGTTTGTATAACTAGATTAGATTCTAAAAAAACAAACCCTCAGTTGGCTTATTTCTACAGCACTCTAGTACCTATCATTCGAGGAGGATTTGAAGCCCTTACAGGCGAAGTATACACCAAAGAAGAGGTAGTCACTTATCTTAAGGACAAGTTCTTCTACGAGGAGATTATGTTCCAAGGTCAATTTATTAAAACACCACTCTCACTTTCCAAAGGAAAAAAAGAAGAAGTTAATGAATTTATTAAGCAAGTAATTAACTTTGCAACAGATACTCTTGGAGTGCCTGTACCTGAATTAAATTAATTAAACTAAAATTATGTTATATATAATAGAACCAAGAACAGAAACAGACAGAGTGGAAGCCGTGGGCTTACCTGATGTCAACTATCATTACGGAGAAAACATTGTTACCTACAATGACCATGAATCAAGCGAAAGTATTCAATTGGGTACTCTTGTTAACTGCAATGGAGTAACTTGTGTAGTTACTGAACTATCTTCAATGAAGTTTGGAAGAGTTGTCTTAACTGTAAAACCAGTAGATGCTACTCCTAAAACTACTACAGGTGCTTTAATGCGTTAATCATGACTGAACAAGCTTTACGTTACAACACAGGAAAGAGACAATGGTCTTTAGTAGACTTTAAGTCTCTAGAGTCTATGGTAGAAGTCCTTGAGTTTGGTGCAGAAAAGTATGAGCGATTTAACTGGTATAAAGGTATGCCTGTAACACAACTAAGCGAGAGTTTGCTTAGGCATATGTTTGCTTTTCTTTCAGGAGAAGACAAAGACCCTGAATCAGGAGTAGATCACTTAGGTCATATTATGTGTAATGCTATGTTTCTCTCCTACGTAATGAGAGAAAAGTCTCACTATGATGATAGAAACCATGAAATTTCAACTAAATAACTTCTTTTATGGAACCAGAGGACAACGAGGTTATCCTTATTGGTTCTTTTATTTAATACCAACGATAAGCATAAGCCGTACATCTTCGTTATATAACTTTAATATACACTTATGCTTTCTTTGGTTTGTTTTAACCGTATCAATTGAGAAAAAGAAATGATTTTAAATCAAGATTACCTAAGCAGTAGAGCAATAAGTCAAAGTAGGCTTAAAAAAATCCTACAACATCCTAACCTATACTATAATTACGATCCTAAGTCTGACACAGAAGAACCAGCAGATGTAACATTGATAGGAGATGGAGTAGACTTAATTATTACACAAGGAGAAGAAGTCTTCCAAGAAGAATTTCTAATCAGCACAGTAGAAAGACCAACAGCTCAGATGGGAGACTTTGTATGGAACCTATTTATCAATAGACATGATTCCAATGCAGAACAAATCGCTTATGAGACTGTAGGGTTTAAAAGAGATACTCTTCCTAAAGTAAGAGAAAGATTTGAGAAAGAAGGTAAAGCCTATTATGATCACCTAATTGAAGCAGATGGAAGAAAAGTAATTTCTCCAGCACAATTAGCTACAATCTATAATCTGGTAGAATCTTTGAAGAATCATCCTTTTAGTTCTAAGTTTATCTTAGGCAATGACCAATATAAAATCTTTACACAGCAGGCCCTTACTTTTGAGTACTTGGGATTTGAGTGTAAGGCTCTTTTAGACTTAGTAGTTGTGGACGTAGACAATAAGTTTTTATATCCTATTGACTTAAAGACTACTACTACTTCTTTAAACTATTGGACAGACACTCTTATGAAGTATCGTTATGATCTTCAGGGAGCATTCTATACAGAAGCTTTAAAGCAAACAGATACAAGTATCTATGGAGAAGGTTTAACTGTTAAGAACTTTAGGTTCTTGGTAGAAAGCCAAAAATTCCCTGGTAGTCCGCTTATCTATGAGTTATCAGATGAAGCAATGACAGTAGGTAAAGAAGGAGGAGTATATCAAGGTAAGAGTTACGAAGGCTTTCATCAAGCCCTAGAACGTTTACGTTGGCATATTGACAGTGATTTGTGGAACTATACTAGAGAAGACTATAGAAACAATGGAATCAGAATTGTATAATAAAGTAGTGGATACGAGTTTAAACTATACTACAAGATTTCTAAGCCCCTTGATATTTACAGCAAGGGGTGATGAGTCTTTAAGAGTATTGTTAAACTTCGGCTTAATTAATGTTTATGTAGATGACTACGGATACAAGTCTAAGTATCTATACTGTCTTTTTTACTTGTTTAAGCCTACAGACAAAGCTGCGTTTGAGGAATTCCAAAAGAAGATTACCAGCTTTGACTCTTTCTATGACTACTATGAGGTAGAAGATAAGATAATGTTTGTCTTTAGAGTTAATTCTATCTACAGAAGAGACATTGAGATGTTTAAGCAGAATAGATTCCATGACATGTCTGAAGATTATAAACTTCTATTTCACAGAAATATAAAATTTAATGACATAGATATGGATTTACCAAAAGAAATTTATAGATTTGAAGAGTTTTTAACATAGACAATGCATAAGATACCAATCATTTACAGCTCAAAAGTAGGAAATAAAGCACTTCTTTACTTAGATTTAACTAAAAGAATTGCTCAAGAATCTTACTGTGAAAGACTCCAAGTAGGAGCTCTTATTGTAAAGAATGGAAACATTATCTCCTTTGGTTATAATGGAACACCTTCAGGATTTCCTAATGTTTGTGAAGTAAACAATGTAACTCTTGAATACGTGTTACACGCAGAATCTAATGCAATCACTAAAGCATGTAAGAGTCCCATAAGTACAGAAGACGCAACTATGTACTGTACTCATGCATGCTGTGTGCATTGCGCTAAGTTGGTAATTCAAAGTGGAATCGTTACATTTGTATACATTGAAGACTACAGAGATAGATCAGGACTAGAACTCTTGATTGCTGCAGGTCTAGATGTAGTAAAAGCAGAACTAAAATAAAAAGAAAAATGAGCATAAAATTATTTGGACACAGAGTATTACTTAATCGTCCTAAGAGAGAAGAAAGACTTATCCAACTTACACCAGAGATGGAAGAAGAAATGAACATGAAAGAACTAATAGGTTTAAAGCACTTAGAAGTTCATACTGTTGGAGAAGAAGTAACCAATGTAAAAGTAGGCGATGTAGTGTACGTAAACTTAATGTATCTTCAGTCTGCTGAACTAGTAGAAGTAGATGGTGCAGAAAGAATCATGGTAAGAGATAGCGATATTGCTTTCACTTGGTAATCAATTAAAAATAAAAATATGTTATTCTATTATACAGAAAGAGAAAAAATCGAGAGTGGAGAAGAGATGGAACTTATCATTAAGAAAGGTTACTCCTTCGAACTCAGTAAGGTCTTAATGACCTACCCTACAGATGATGGCTTAGCTATTGTTCTAGAAGGAAGTGCTGACAAACTTAACCCTGTAGACTATCAATATAAAATTGATCCTGCTACTAAGCAAAAAGTTCCAGTAAAAATCACTAAATTTGAAACCACCAGTGAGCCTATAGTATTAGAGTTGAAGTCAAAAGAAGAAATTCTTGCATTCTTCAGCCTAACAGGAGGACCACAGGAGGTTAAGTAGTTTTAGTAATTTTAGTAATTTTAGTAATTTTAGTTTTAGTTTATTTAGTTTTTTAACCAACCAGGAAGGGGAATCAAAAGTTCCCCTTTCTTTATTTTTTTAATCTATTATATTTGTGCTATGGCTGGAAATCCGCTTAATATAGACGAATTAAAGCAGTATACTGTACAATTTCCAGGGGTACCACAATTACCTTCTGGATATTTCTTTGCTACTCCTGTAACAGGAAATGGTCCATTAGCCTATCGTTTGTTTGATGCTTCTTATATTTCTTTAGGAATCATCGACCCTAATAGATTGGGAACAGGATCTACAGGAGCAGGTAATCTTTACTTAGCAGATGATGGGACTTGGAAAGCTGTTCCAGGTGGAGTAACTACTCTTGATGGATTATCAGATGTAACAATAAGTGCACCTGCTAATGCTCAAGTCTTAGCTTATAACTCTACTACTTCTCAGTGGGAGAATCAAACTCCTGCTGGTGGTGGAGGTGGAGGCGACATGAGTAAGAGCACGTATGATGTCGATAATGACGGAGTAGTAGATAGTGCTGAGACCATCCAAATTGTAGTAAGAAATTCTACTGGCACTACTTTAACTAAAGGTACAGTAGTTTATTTAAGTGGAGCAACAGGCAACAGACCTAACGCTGTAAGAGCACAGGCTGATACCGAAGCTACCTCTTCTAAGACAATAGGTATAGTTGTAGCAAACATCACAAATAACGCAGATGGTTATGTTGCAGTAAATGGAACTCTTCACGACTTAGACACTTCTGCATTTACGGCTGGAGATTCTGTTTGGTTGTCTGCCGCTACAGCAGGGGCATTTACAAGTACAATTCCAGCAGAACCCAATCATACAGTATTTATCGGGTATATTGCTAGAGCTCACCCTACTCAAGGTCGTTTGGTTATCTTGATTCAGAACGGCTATGAGTTGAATGAGTTACACGGAGTTCAAATTGCTTCTGAGGCCAACAACGACCTCCTTGTCTACGAGTCTTCAACTACTCTTTGGAAGAACAAAAGCATATCTACCATCTTCGGAGGTACTCCCCTCATCACAGTTCCTACCCTAGCACAAGTAACCACAGCAGGGAACACCACCACCAATGCGATTACTGTAGGTGGGCTTACGGTTGCTACTAATCTTATCTACACAGATACGGTTAATGGGAGAGTTGGTATTGGTACAACGGGAACTGTCCCTGGGATTTTACTAACAATAAATGGAAGTGTTTCAATTGCGGCAGGTCAAAGTTTGAAATTAGACCCTAGTGCAAACATATATATGGTTGCCGCTTCTAGTCAATTTAGAGTGTATACTGGCTCAATAGCAGCAATATCTATACCGAATACTGGCAACGTCCTCATAAACTCTACTACCGATGCAGGATATAAGTTAGATGTAAATGGGACTGCTAGAATACAAGGTAATACAACAATTACAGGTTCAGCAACTAATAGTTTATTAGTAAAAGGATCAGGAACAACTTCTTCTACAAATGCTTTTGTTGTGCAAAATAGTGCTGGGTCAACATTTTTAACAATTACCGATGATGGCGTATTTAAATGGGGTGTAAATAATAATAGTTTTTGGTTAAATAGCGGTACTACATTTTTTAATGCAAATGGAACAACCTCATATTTTCAACCAAGTAGTGCGGGATTTAGATTTTACAATGTTCAAACTGGTATTTTTGGATACAGTGGTAATACAATAGCTCAATCATATTTCAAATTAATTGCAGATACTTTTGTATTAGGAATAAACAGCACAATTAACAATTCAGCCCAAGTTCAATTCGATTCAACAACAAAAGGTTTCCTACAACCAAGAATGACCAATGGGCAAGTGTTAGCAATCACTACGCCTGCGACTGGTCTTCAAGCATACGACACCACAAACAACAAAAACTTAGTCTACAACGGAACTCTTTGGCAGAACATAGCAACTGAAAGTTGGGTCTCAGCACAAGGTTATACTAGTAATGTAGGAACAGTAACTTCAATAGTTGCTGGTACAGGTTTAAGCGGAGGAACTATAACAACCACTGGAACAATAGCGTTGGCAAATACTGCTGTAACAGCAGGTGCTTATACTAACGCAAACATCACCGTAGATGCTCAAGGTAGGATTACTTTGGCAGCTAACGGAAGTAGTGGAGGTGGAGGTAGCTCAACTACCGTAGTAGTAAATGGAATGTCTACTAATACTATTTTGTATCAGTCTGCTACTAGTTTCTTTGTAGGTTTACTTAAGATAGAATACTACGCTGTTGACAATGTAACTCAAGACAAACAAGAAGCAGGTATGTATGTAGCGACTTTTAATAATGCAGCTACTCCTCAATCTAGCATAAGTCAAGCAGGTGTAACAACAATAGGAGGGGGAGTGATTCTGAACTTTACTTCAGGATTTGTAGGAGGAACTATTCCTACTGTCTATGTAGACAATAATAATCTAAATGCTTACTCTGTAGTATTTAAAGTTACTGAACTTTAAGAAGATTTAAAGTTAAAGTCTTAATAGTCTTGGGTATTCTAATCCATTTGCTATAACCACATCCATTCCTAGTATGCTTTCTATTGTAATGTCTTCTTCATCTTCTACACCCATTTCTTTCAGTATCTCTTCAAACTGATCCTCTGTGATTAGTATTACGTTAGGTCTTATTCCTAGCCCATCTTTTTCTGAGTCTAAGTAAAACTTATTTTTTAATTTATCTATATCTGCTAGGGTAATCATAACTTTTTTAATTTTATTTAAAGCGAATATAAAACGAATATATTAAATCCGTATCTTTTTCTACTAAATCAAATGAAACTCCTGGATATCCTGGACCAAAGTTATTCATTACCCACTTAGAAGAGCCATACATAGAGAGAACATTACGGTATCTAAACTTATAGACTTGTTGCATACTCTCTGTATGTAAGTCTCCTTTTACTATCGAAATATTTTTATTCTCTCCTAGACCATGGTGATCTATGTATTTATTAAGGAAATTTTCTGCTTTTTCTGTTAAGAAAAGGGGAAGACCATGCTTAAGATCCTCAGAATCTTTGCCATGAGTAAAGATAAACGTGTGTTTGCCATAATCAAAATGTTCTAAAAACTTCTCCATTATCGTTACTTTGATAAAAGGATAAGCTGTATTTAAATAAAGAGTGAGTGCTTGATTTGTAATATAACCAAAGGAACCTGAGTGGTTGTCCTCTGTCTGCATAATTGCATGAATGTTATTTGCAAGATTCTTTTCTTGCAATTCATCGAAAAATCTTTTGTGAGCATAAAGGTAAGTCATAAAAGACTCCTTGTTGTTCATGTTTTGAGGTAGTTGGTGTCCTCCTCTAGTAGTTAAGCCACTCCAACCATCTAATGAATCTCCTAAATCACAAATAAAAAGATCTTCTAGTCTTCCGTAGATCTTTACTTGCTTCTCTATCTCTTCTAATACTCTCATCATTCTTACTTCGAAGATGTCTTCGTTGTATTCGTTGTTGAAAATAGAGTTAGGGTGAGTAAGCGCTCCTACATGCTTGTCACTCATATAGACAAATAAAGCCCTTTTAGAGGCCACAGGAGTCTTCTTAGGAGTAGGGCAAGGACTTATGTTAGATTCTAAGAAAACCTCTCTTAGAACGGCTTCTATGTCTTCAGGTAAACTATCCTCAGGCTTTATAGAAGCAAATAAGGCTGACACTAGCCAACCTGATTGTTTTTCTTTACTCCAATACTGTACTAATCTCCACTTAGTAGTATCTATTTTGTGGATCTTAATAATCTCTTCAGCAGATCTAGGTTGCTCAGAGACTAGTTTAGATACTTCTAGAGTACCTTTATCTAAGTTCTCATCGTAAGTTCCTAGAGTATGGTTAGACAACACAGGAGAAGTAGCAGTTGGCTGATATAAAGAATCCTCCCTAAGTAGATGAGCCATTGCTGTTCTTTTTAAGTCACGAACTCTTTTTCCTCTTAGAAGATTGTTTATTTCTGGCTGATAGTTGAAGCGGATAGCAACTTCAACAGCTGTCTCGGTTGTATTTGGATTGTCAATGTAGTATTGAACAATCTGTTTAGAGATTGGGATCATAGGCAGAGAGTTAAAGTATTAACCCTATGGTTAACAAAGCTATAGCAATTAATCCACCTTTCAAAACATTTTTAAGTGTTTTAATAGTTTCTGCTTGAGATTTAACTTTAGTATCTAAGCGAACTATCTCTACTTTAGCGGTATCTAGAGCTAATCTAAAGTTAGGAATAATAGAATCTTTATATAAAGATAACTGTACACTGTCAGTCTTAACAATTTTTTTAAGACTTACTACTCTCTCACGTGCTTGAATTCCCTTAAGGAATTCGTTATTCAACTCCTTTAGCGGTAAGCTGTCTAGAGATTGTGAGTAGATACTTTGTGCCGTCAATATCAGGCATAGTGTCAATAGCGATTTGAATGGTGTCATACTTTAAGGTGATTTTTTCGTAAGTTCTATACTCTTCGTGTTTTATGTGCTCTAAGGAGTCTATCTTCTCAAAGTAAGTATCATTTGCTTTATCAATAGAATCTATAAAAGAGATTACTTGATTGGTGTCTTGTTCTTGTACGTACTCATACCTGTATAAAAGGTAGACAATAGCAAAGAAGAAGATAAAGTTAAGTTTAATCGAGAGGTTTTTCATTATCGTGCTTGAATTTGTGTTGATCTATCTTTTCTAAAATTTGAGAGAGTACACTGTTGTCTATGATTCCTACTGTGTGAGCATTTTTAAGCGCACTTATCAGCTGAAAAACAATAAAGGGAGCACATAAAGTTTCGCTTAGCCAAAAAGTTCCATCAAACCCCTTCTCAATCATCAAGACACCCGTAAGTATAATTACCCAAGCAAACAAAGTCTGAAGTACCTTAAGTGCTTTTCTAGTTTGAAAACCAATCTTTTTAGTTCCTGCCCATACCCCAAAAAATCCATCTATAAACACAACAGCAACTACAGCTAAGTACTGTTCAGCATTATCTGCTCCTAGATTAAGGAAGTAAGCTCCTAAAAAAGCTAAGAGAGTTGTACCTGTGTATAAGAGGAAAGAGGTCTTCATTATTCAGTGGGAGGGAAAGGTGGGGTTACAACTTCAAACTCTGTGGGTTGTCCTAAAATTGGTGTAAGTGATTCATCAAAAACAATATACCAAAATTGCGGAGTGTTCAAATCTGCAAACTGATAATCAACCCAATTCTGGGTTATGTCATCAGGTGCAACAGGTATTCCGTAGTAAGTATCGCACAATTCCCTTGCGTTAATTGCTTCCTGTTCTGTTATGTATTGATATCCGTTAATAGATTGCATAATATGTATTAATGTTAGTATTGATTCCGCTAATATTTGAAGTTTGTGCCGTTGTGTAAAGAACTACCTCTTGAATTGAACCGTTAAATGGGTCATTATATTGGGTGTCACTACCGATTTGAACATCATTTAAATTCGTTGTCAGTACCCTTGTATCATTTGTAAGTGATACGCTTGAATTATTCACTAACATTGAAATTGTTGTACTAACAGCGTTAATTGTTACAAGTTCTTGAACTAATGTTCTTGCACCATCGAAAGATTTCAAAACATCTGAATAAACTACCCTTGCATCGTTTCCTCCTGCCCCATAATATAAATAAGCAAATGCCGTTGCTGGTGTAATACTACCGATGGAAGTAATGGTTTGATAAGATGCTGAGTTATTATTAGATTTTGATAAAACAAAAAGCGTATTGCTTGAAGAAGTACCCGAACCAATAAATTTCATTATATCATTTGAGCCATCAAATTGTAAACATGGTTTTGAATTTACATTTATTATTGCACCACTACTAACTATTTGCGGCTGATTTGCTGCTGTTGATTGCGTTGCGTTGTTTGCGTTTCCACTTTGATCGTACCAAGTAGTTACAAATCCATTTGTACCACTACAAAAAGTAGTTAAAGAAGATGTATCTAAATTGCCAGAACTGAATCCAATATCCTGCTCTGTGTTGTCGCTTGACCTACGCACCCGAATAGCACTACCTGTGTAAGCAGTACGCAATAAACGCACCGAATAAGCCGCCGCAGCCGATGGGTATAGGTCTAGCAGCAGGCTCGGTGCCAGTGTTGTTACTGAGATGGTATTTGAGTATCCTGTGATCATGCGCTAGGTGGGAATGGTGGGGCTGGTGGTGCGATATAATCACCTTCCGGTAAAGTTAGAATCCAATTCCAGGTAGGGTCGTTAACGATTACCTCTTTGTCCTGAGTAGACAGAAATAAGAACCAGACCCCATTAATATCTTGTACGCAATTAAAAAACTCATAGGGCGCATAAAACTGCCCTTGTATCTGTGTGTACTCCGATTCCGAAAGTGTATATCCTATTGACATGATTTAAGATTATTAATTATTTCTTTGAATGTATTGCTGTCATAACTGCCTCTCGCTTTGTTTGCCCATACACAAACGAATTGAACGTTGCCTTCTTCATAACCCAAGTCATTCTGTATTCTGTCCAAAGATAATAAATATGGATTAGATGTCATTTCACGTTTTTCATTATATGTCTTGGGGCAAAGTAAACCACCCCCAGTCAAAGCACATTTATAATTTTGCGATTCTAAAACGCTTTGCAAGTACTCGATACTTACATTGAACGAGTAATTTCTTGACTTTGCATTATACCTCCATCTACCAAACAAAGCATTGTGAATGTCTTGCGTTCCACCCTTATTACAATTCCTTGGCTTCCTTTTCCCGCTCGCCCATGCTTTTACCGAGGACGACCCACTTCCTTTCAACCTATCAATACCATTTCTATCTAATAATAAAATTACCTTCTCATTAGATACCTTGTACTTTCTGACTAAATCTGTTTGAGTTGCTCCATTTCTATAATCCTCACACAACGCATCCTCATAATCAAACTTTAATTGTTTGATGTTGGCGTACATCTCAGATTTACCCATCATTGGTACGCCTTGCATTTTTAACACTCTGCGAACTCTGTCTGTGGTTGCGTTCAAATCGGTTGCAATTTGCTGTACGGTTTTCTTTCCATAGTTGCTTACAATGTAGTTTGCATCTAATGGTTTCATTGTTGACCATTGTCTTCCCATATCACAAATATACAACAGTGTAGACATATTTGTTAAACTACTTGGCGAGCGAGGGTTGTGTTAAACGCTTGCACTGCGGTGTAAAAGTTGGATGCTTGGGTGTCGGTCAAGCCATCACCGATTGAAGCAAATGCAGTTTCTTTGGTAGAAAATAAATTCGCCGTTCCGCCTTGGTTAAAACATCCTAAATAAACATTGAAACTATTCATACTATTAGAATTTTTAGTTAATGTTTGGCTAACGTTATTTGTATAGTATTTTTCTTCAGTGCTTACAATTCTGCTACCAATTAACATACCCAAAGTAGGGCTCATTGCTGATGTTCTGAGAGTTTCTGGGGCATTAATACCACTGGGTGCGATATTATTCAAATTCATAATTAAATAAAACGCATCGGTTGCACCACCAATAGAACCAATATCTACTTGTACGCCTACTATATTCGTTCTTGAGTAGTAGGAAAGGTGTGCATTGTCCAATGTAATGTTTGAACTTGGAACAAATCCAGTATTCATAAAAGCACTTGCACCGTTTGGCGTTGCGCCCGTACTCGCAAAAGTCCAACCGCTTGAAAAACTACCCGGAAAACTTGCACTCTTTAAGTTTTGCGCACACGCTGCCGCACTTGCTCCGACCATGGGATACACAGCACGCATGGCCGTCCAAATTCCTGCGGCCTTCATGTCTAAAACCAGTTGGTTAGTAGCCGTCTGCTCTGTTCCGGTTAAGGTCCCGCCGGCTGCTGTCACCCTATCAAAGAATGCCTGAGCATCGGGGTCTATAGTAGGCCCAAAACCAGCTTTTTGAAATCCAAAGAATGATGGGACTGCGAACATATTATAGTGATGTGTCTCCGCCTAAAATTGCCAATACGTTGGTGTACTTGATGATGCTTACCACTGAGTACTGTCCGTTGTTCTTGCTGTGTCCCTGTCTGTTTCCGATAACCAATCCACCCGTACCTGCAATGCTTGAAATTGCAGCGTCCAACTGAATGAGCGTTACGTTAAACCCACCGGGAAGTGATGCGTCAAATGTAATCGTCAAGGCACCTGTCAACGCAATTACACTTGAGTTGTATGTAGCAGCGTTAGCTGAGTTAAGAGTTAAGTTAACTGAAGTACTTGCTTGGTTGGGGACAAAATTATTTAATACTGATCCATTCAAATTTAATCCCTCGCCTATTTTAGTTACACCTGTTGCGCGATTTACCTCTAAAGGTGTACCCAACAAAGTGCCAGCATCGTTATAGCGTCTTAAAACAAAGTTACTACCTGCATTAGATCCGCTTTCTGCTACGTTGTTACTATATAAACCCCAGCGCTGTAAACCAGCAGTACGGAAAGTAATAATTTTGCTTTGACCTGCATCGCCATCAATTACTTGACGAGTAGTACCGGCTGCTACTTTTAAGTGTAAAATACCTAAAGGCGCAGCTATACCTAATCCCAATCTTTTATTGGTATCGTCCCATATAAAATTAGGATCTGAATCAAAAGCCCCAGCGTTGTTAAACTGTACCTCGCTAGTAGAACCTGCTGGCGTTCCAGATACCACTAAATCACCTGCGCCCAACACAGAACTACCATTAATTGTCTTAATGTTAGTACCAGATACTAGCGCGGCCTGTTTGCCGTTGAATGTGCTCCAGTCGGTGCTTGTAAGAGCTCCTCTGTTGGATGCAGATGCGTTAGGTACATTTAAGGTAATGACAGGAGTAGTCGTGCTGTTGGCAACCGTAGAACTCAAATCTGTTCCAGTAGTTCCTAGAGTCAGTGCCGATACGTTAGTAACGGTTCCACTTCCTCCTCCCCCACCTGTAGCGTTGATGGTTACAACGCCTGTTCCCCCTACCGGAGAAATAGTGACGTTAGTACCTGCTACAATCTGAGATACGCCACTTGCACCACCACCACTATACTGTGGGATGTTTAATGTACCACCAACCAATGTGGCCGCGCCACTTGTGCCGGTAGTAGTAAGCGTTAATGTTTGCTGCTTGCCATTCAATTGTGTTTGAATATTGTCGCTAAGTCCGTTTAAATAGTCAAACTCAGCATTGCTTATTACACCACTGCTAATTTTAGCAGCGTCAATGCCTGTTGGCAAGTCACTAGCGGCTAGGTCAGCACCTGCTGTAACTAGTCCTTTTGCATCGTACGTGATCTTTGTCTTGGTGGCTCCTGTAATTGCAGCGTTCTCATCCACTTTCAAGTCTAATGCAGTTTGAGTTGCAGTTGATACAGGTTTATTTGCATCTGATGTATTAGAAACGTTATCTAATGCTAATGCAACCTTCAGTTGACCTGGAGCTACTTTCTTTGTCTCTCCTACACCTGCTGCTACACTAACATCTACAATTGGTATCATGTCATTGCTGACATCGATACCTCCAATCAGAGCTAGTTCGGTTATTTTTTGATTTGCCATAATTATACTTTAACTGTAGTTATAATTTGATCTCCTGATTGTAATAACAAGAAGTCTCCATCTTGCTTAGTCAACAAGCCAGTAGTTAAAACAACTGGTTTAGTGTTCCTTTTAAGGATACTTAAGAATATACCAATCATTACTTGTACGCAATTACACTACCTGAAGAGATAGCAAAGCCAGTAATTAGTCCTCCAGGGATAAATGCCCCTTGAACAAAAGTTACACCACTCATACCATTGTTAGACAACTCAGAAGCACCATTGACAAGAAATTCTGTGAATACGGTATCTTCTTGTACTACTAGTGCACTGTAGCGTACGTTTGATACAGTACCTGTGCCGTGGCGTTTAAAACCTCCTGCACCTACTGCAAGACCTGAGGTAGAAGCTATTTGACGAAGCTTCTTTGAATGTTCTTTAAGTAAATCATTATTTTCCATAATCTTTTATAATCTTTTATAATTTTTTATAATCTTTTATATTATCTATTCGACTTTAAGTCCGACCTAAGTCCGAGTTTTACAAATTTACCTTATTTAAAAATAAAGTCAAGAAACTAAAGAGACTATTTTCTTCCAGTTTCTGAGTATATATCTACAAGAGAAGATGTACGTTCTTTTGACTCAGATCTTTCGTTTTGTAAAGATTCTATTTTTTCCAAAAGATTTTGTTTGGTATCTAGATCTTCTACGTAATCTAATTGTCTTTCTATAGATTTAATTTGTTTACCAATAGAGTTTACAGATCTTTTTTCTGACTTTAAATCAGCATCTAGACTGCTTATATACCACTTAGGATTATACTTTTCATACTTTCTAAATAAATATTCAGGATTTAAAAAATAGTTTATAGAAGCGTTTAATCCAAATAGTTTTTGAATACGTGCAGATATTTCCATATCTCCTTTAAGTGTAGGATCTGGTGGGTATCTCTTAGGATTAGAGATTTTTCCGCTTCTGCTTCTTGGTACATATTCATCAAAAGGATTTGCATCATCAAAAGGATTTAACATCTCTATTGTAAGTTTTACAGCATCAGTAGCTCCTGAAAAAGGAAGAAGAACGTTTCTATTAAGATAGTATTGAGCAAAGTTTTGTCCATCTACGTTATTTTGAAATCTAGAATAATAGATAGACAAAGGACTGAATACAGGATTTAAACTGTTTAATTCATCTTCAATCATTAATAAGTTGTAAAGTAAAAAGTATACAACATACATATCTTCTTCATCCTCGTCATCATATCTTATACTATTTAGTATTGCAGAGACTGCCATAATAACAGCTAAAGCAAGCATATCTATTGCTGCACCTTCTGCTTCTCTTCTTTCTGCAGGAGTCATTAAGTTTCTAGTAGCAGGTAATGAAAAATTGCTTTGATACAAAAGCTTAAGTGCTTGTACTACGGTTACATAAAAACCTTGAAACTCTTCACCCGATCTTGGGTTAATAGTTCTACCTACTTTAAATCTTCGCATACCCTGGTAAGCAACCCATCCCTTCATGTTTCCTATAATTCTACCTAGAGTATAACGACTATACTCTCCTTTGTCCATAGATCCATAAGCACCTTGAATAGCAGCATTGACGTGATTAAGTTTACCTCTGTAATACTGTTCTATTTTTTGAAATCCTTCTTGGTCTACAATAGTATCCTTAGGAACAAGAATTCCATCTTTAAAATCATAAGCTTCAAACAAAGGAACTCCTTCAGGTTTATCTGTTAGAGGAATTAAAAACTGTTGCGAAAGTGCTTCTGCTACTGCACTCCTCATTTCAAATTCACCAAAAGTTCTAAAAAATCCTAAGAAGTTAAAAGGATTATACTTACGATACTTACCTAATTTCGAAATAAATAGTTTACGTCCTGTTTCACTTAGTTGATCTTCAGGCATAACATTAAAGTATCTCATACGAGAGATATATTCAGAATCTCTACCATCCTCTACTTCTGACTGGAATAAGTCTGCTATGTGAACAGCATTTCTACCCATAGCTTTAAAGATTTCTTTACGGCTTAATCCATAAATACCTGCTTGTATAAACACGTTAGCAGATCCTGCCATAAAGTTTTTTACACTTGATGGAAGACGGTAAGCAAGAACAATAGGAGAGTTGGCAGACAATGCCATATCAAGTACTTTCTCTACCATTCTTCCTGCTTTATTGTTTACTAAGAACTTACGACTCTTACCCTGTAACTTACGTTCAAACAAGTTATTAATCATCTTCTCAATCTTAGTACCAGGCAAAGACTCTTTTAATACATCCTGCATACCATAGATATAAGGCATTACTTCATACGCTTCTTTAAATCTAATCAAATCAGCTCCATACATTGCAATACTATTGAGTATGTTAATACTCATCTTATCAGCAGGAATAGGTTTATTATACTTTAAGTAAAGTTTCTTACTTACTTTTTGAATA